AGATCACTAACTGATTCGCCTATATATGTAATCAACACTAAATCGGAGTAAGCACAATGACACTAGATACACGCATGGTAAGCATGGTACTGGCAGAGAACGCTAACGAGTTCATCACCGTTAAGTTCCTAACTAAAGACAACGAAGAGCGTACATACAATGGTCGCTTGAACGTAAAGAAATACCTTGTGGGTGGTGAACGTGGTCGTAAGGCTGCTGACGTTCTCAAGGCTCACAACCTGATCCCCATGTTCGTGGGTAAGGATGGTGAGAAGCCCAAGTATAAGAGCTTCTGTCTTGACCGTGTGCTGGCTATGAAGGCTGGCGGTCGTCACATCTTTGCTATGGGCAGTGAGATCGAATGACACCCCTTATGTGTCTTGCAGCAGCGGTCTTCTTTGAGAGCCGTAGTGAACCTCTGGAAGGACAGAGGGCCGTTGCTGAGGTCGTTATGACTAGGGTAGAATCACCCCGTTGGCCCGACGAAATCTGTGCCGTTGTCTTCCAACACAAGCAGTTCTCGTTCACCCACGATGGAAAATCTGATGATTACCGCAAGTACAACAGCAATGTCTTCGACAGACAAGCGATTGATATAGCTGAGACAATAGCTAAGTCAGTGCTAAAAGGTGATCGTATTGGCTTGACTTCTACCCACTATCATACTATCTCAGTATCACCATATTGGGCCAAAAGTTACCACCGAGATGGTCGCATTGGCACACACGTTTTTTACACAGCACCCGAAGGGAAATGAGAATGTTTAACATGACACTTGAGCAACACTTGGAAGAGATGGGTATCCGTCCCAAGTCAATCATCCGTGAGCTAGAGGAACTCCTTGATCCACGGCTGGAGTATCTGGCGAAGGGTTACTTTAATGACCCCCGCAATGGAAATAATGAGGTGCCTTTCTAATGAATACGATATGGATACTAATATGGTTTGTCGTTGTCCCTGAGCAAGGCGTAAGGTATTACCACTTGGGGACTTATGAGAATGAAACTTTCTGCAAGACTGCACTGAAGGATGCTTCGGTCATGGTCAACGACAAGCAGGAAGCAATCGAATGTATAGGAGTAACTGTAGATGATTAAAGCAACATACATAGACCACATGGGTAATGACCTGACTGTAGCTAATGCAGCACGGGTGTCATTCGGTAAGACCAGTGAGATGGAAGATGATCCTTGGGGGCCACCTAAGCTCAAGGCTAAGGATGATAAGCTCATTCGCTACCTCGCCAAGCACAAACATATCAGTCCCTTTGGGCATTGCTTCGCAAGCTTCCACGTCAAGGCTCCAATCTTTGTAGCACGGCAGCTAGTCAAGCATAAGTTCTTGAGATGGAATGAGATTAGCCGTAGGTATGTAGATGATGAGCCTGAGTTCTATGTACCTGATGTATGGCGTGGGCGGAGTGAAGATAAGAAGCAGGGGTCTGAAGGTGTTATAGGTATGTCTTATGACGAATGGCAAACTTACAAAATAACCTACACTGATGCGCAAGATATATACTTCTACCTAATGGCAAAAGGCGTAGCTCCAGAGCAAGCCCGTATGGTACTACCACAGTCAACCATGACTGAGTGGTACTGGTCAGGTAGCCTAGATGCCTTCGCTGATATGTGTAACCTGCGCTGCAAGCCTGACACACAGGCAGAGACACGAGAGGTAGCACGACAGATTGACCACAAGATGATTGAACTGTTCCCTGTATCGTGGGATGCACTAACGGAGGATGACGATGAGTGAAGTTAAGATAACTGAAATAACGGAGCATGAGGATGGCAGTGCCACACTACAGGTTGAGTGTGACCCAGAGACATTTGGAGCTATCTTTAACGTGGGCTTTGTGGCATTAGTTAAGACAGGTCTATACTGGGAGACAGACAATGATAAGACCAATGAGTGATGAAGAACGTAAGGCATCCCAAGAGCGTGATGAAAAGAATAAGTGGCGTAAGTGTGTAAGCTGTGGTAATGCAAGCAAGGATACATGGTGTGGCTTCTGTTTGGAGGAAGAGTAATGATAAACAGTGAGTGGCGAAAGTTGATAGCAGAACAAGAGAACTTTAAGGAGAACGTAATGGCAGAACATACAGCAGACATCGTGAATGAACCCAAGCATTATGCACGGTGGAAGATCGAACCCATCACATACATCATGCAGAATGGCTTTGAGTTCTGGCGTGGGAATATCATCAAGTATGCCAGTCGTGCGGGATACAAGCCCTACGAGGGAATGAGCAAGGCTCAGTGCGAGATCACAGACCTTGAAAAGGTCATTCGCTATGCCGAGATGCGTATCAATCAACTGGAGGGAAAGGATAAGTTATGACTAGAGAGGAGCTAAAGAAGATCGTGAGGACGCTAAAAAAGTGTCCGGACGTAAAAGCGGAGGAGGTCGCTTACCTTATCATGCAACGTCAGATGTATTTAGAACAGGAGCCAGAGCATGAGTTTGCCTGATGATGAAATACTGAAGATGTGCAAGAGGTTGTCTTACAAGTACAACCGAATTGATTTAAAAGATGACCTAATATCTGAAGGGGTACTAGCCATATATGAAAGGTTGGAGGTTAATCCAGATGAATACCCTGCAAGTCTGTACAGACGCGCACACAGAGCCATGCACGACTATATCAACAGGAGGTCTAGAGCGGTGCATATACCTAACTCAAGGACGGTAGAGAGCCTCTCAAAGGGCGTCGAGTATAAACATCAAAACTACTCTGAGAGGGGTAAAGAAGAACTGGCAAAAGCGTTGTCGGCTACATCTATGAGCATAGACGAAAATCTATCTTTGTCTGTAAAGGATTGCACTCAGTCTTACGAAAACCAGGAATATGTTGAGAAAGCAATGGATAAGTTGGACGACATAGAAAGGGAGATCATACAAAAGAGATACTTTGAAGGGGTATCTCAGCCAGACTTAGCTGATTTCTATGGGGTAAGCCAACAGTCAGTCTCAAGAAGGGAGGCTGCGGCATTAACTAAAATGTCACGGCTGTAACAATTCGTGAAGTGTGGAATTTAGAAAAGGGTCTATATAAGTAAGTGTAACCCTCTTAAGTTACCTCTAGAGTTACTGCGCTTCGTCGTTGTCCATTACAGAGTTACTCTGGAGTTACTCTAGAGATAACTCTTATTATTACACCGACGACGACTATAACTCTAGATTAACTTTAGTATAAGGAAGATGATATGAGTGATAAAAGCAACTTACCGTGTCCTTTTGTGTCGTGCGGTTCTTCAGATGCTTTTAGTTACAACAGCAATGGCTATGGAAAATGCCACTCCTGTAATAGTAACTACCCGTCAAGACAGAAGACGTTTGACTGGGCATCTGAGAAATACCCTACAGTACAAAACGATGGGTACTCGTTCACCCCTAAGAAGATTGAGCCGCCAATTCAACAAGACCCCAGCAGTGGAAAATATGAGAGTATGCGAGGTATTGATGAAGGGGTCATGGCGGAATATGGCGTATTGACCTACCCCGACCGTCAGGAATACATATACCCCAGCGGGGGAATTAAAGTAAGGAAGTTACCAGAGAAGGGTTTCTACGCTAAAGATGGGTTTAAGTCCGATGAGTTATTTGGGATGAACCTTTTTACCGCAGGTTGTAGTAAGATTGTAACTGTCACAGAAGGTGAGCTAGACGCTTTGTCAGTTTTCCAGATTATACAGAACAAGTTCACTAACCCTGTTGTGTCGTTGCCGTCAGCTACTCCATCAAAGAAGCTGTGGGAGAACTGTGCAGAGTGGCTTAACACCTTTGAGAAGATCGTCCTCTCTGTAGACAACGACGAAGCTGGTAACAATTTAGCAGATAACATTGCCAAGTTGTTTCCTAACAAGGTCTACCGTGTTGACCACCGAGCTTACAAAGATGCCAATGAGTTCTTACAGGCTGGTAAAGCTGATGACTTCAAACAGGCTTGGTGGAACGCTCGTAAGTACACACCTGAGAATGTGATGAACAGCACACAGGATTTCTTGTCGTTGTATAAGGATACACCTGAGCATCAGTATATACCAACAGGTATCCAAGCATTAGACGATAAGATACTTGGTCTCATGCAAGGTCACTTCACGGTAATCAAAGCACCCACAGGTATCGGCAAGACGGAGGTCATGCGTTACCTTGAGTACAACATGTTACAGAAGGGGATACCGATTGCTGCATGGCACTTAGAGGAAACTAAGCTGCGTTCTATCTTAGGTCTCGTGAGTTACGAGTGTAATGATAATCTGACACGCAGAGACTTGATTGACAGTAAGGGTGCAGAGGAACAGGTGTTGGGGGCCATCGAAAGTCTTACTAAGGATGAGAACTTCTACCAGTTCTACCTAAGTGATGGTCAAGATGCTGACGATCTTATCGACCAGATACGTTACTTTGCTGTAGCCTGTGGCGTTAAGTTTGTTTTCTTTGAGCCTATCCAAGATGTCTTAGTTGGTACGTCTGAGGATAGTAAGGAACAGATGCTGGCTGATTTATCTGTTAGGTTGTCAAAGGTGTCTGCTGAGTTAAACGTGGGTATCGTAACTATCGCCCACACTAACGATGATGGTCAGATGAAATACTGTCGTATGATCGGACAACGTGCGTCCGTGATTGTTAACCTAAGTCGTGACAAGGATTCTGACGATCTGCAAGAGCGTAACACAACGTATTTAACTGTTGAGAAGAACCGACCCTGTTCGGAAGAAGGTAACGCAGGGATGATGCGGTTTAACTCAGAGACATTCACATTATCGGAGGTGATATGATGGCTAAAAGTATGCAAGAGAAGCAAACTGAGATGATAAAAGAACATCTTGATGCTGGAAAAACAATAACTTCTTTGGAAGCCCTGAACTTGTTTAGTTGTTTTAGGTTAGCTTCTCGTATGCACGACCTGAAGAAAGAGGGATACCCTTTTAATAAAGAGATGGTCAAGATTGGTGACGGTAGAAAAGTAGCTAGGTATAGTAAAGGAAACTAGATGACAACAGTATTCGACATTGAAACAGATGGTCTATTAGATGAGTTGACCAAGATTCATGTCATGTCTTGGTCTAATGACATGGGTGAAGTTAAGCATACCCATGACTACGATGAGATGCGCTATGTATTGCTCAACAGTGAAACTCTGGTAGGCCACAACATCATACGTTTTGACATCCCAGCGATAGAAAAGGTGTTAGGCATTGAGGTAAAGGCTCGTTTGATCGACACTCTAGCGTTATCTTGGTATCTAAACCATGACCGTATGAAGCATGGGCTTGAGGGCTACGGAGAGGACTATGGAGTACCCAAACCAGTTATTAAGGACTGGAACACCCTAACACCACAAGAGTACGCTCACAGGTGTGACGAGGACGTTAAGATCAACAATCGTCTCTGGCGTGACTTGAGCATGAAACTGGACAAACTGTACAAAGATGCGGAGGAAGATAAGGATCGTCTGATTGACTACCTTACATTCAAGCTAGACTGCGCTAAAGAGCAAGAGACCCTGCGGTGGAAATTAGACGTAGGTAAAGCCCAAGCAGCCTACGACGAGATCATGGCACTTAAGGTAGAGAAGGTTGAGCAACTGGCTGATGCTATGCCTAAACGTATCCTCACCCGTATTGCTACAAGACCTAAACGGGATAAATACAAGAAAGACGGGAATTTGTCGTCAGACTGGGAGAAATGGATTGACCTATGTTTGCAATATAGACAACCCGAGACGACCATAAAGTTTGTCGTTAAAACAGGCGAAGAACGGGGAAATCCTAACTCTAATGACCAAGTAAAAGACTGGTTAAATTCTCTTGGTTGGAACCCACGGACATATAAGTTTACAAGGAATAAGGTTACAGGTGATGAAAAACAAATTGCACAAGTTAGAAACAACGGAGAGTTATGCTCAAGTGTCAAAGAGCTTGCAGAGGTTGACCCTGCTGTTGACCTTCTTGATGGCCTTACAGTTCTTACTCACCGTGCTGGTATTCTTAAGAGTTTCTTAGAGTGCCACAAGGATGGTTGGCTAGAGGCTAGTATTGCAGGGCTGACGAATACCTTTCGGTTCAAGCACTATCGACCATTGGTTAACCTTCCAGGAATCGACAAGCCATATGGTGATGTTATCCGTGGGTGTCTAACGTGTCCTGATGGCTATGTGTTAGCTGGGGCTGACATGACATCACTGGAGGACACAACCAAACGACACTATATGAAACCGCTAGACCCTGACTATGTGGAGGCCATGAGCCGTGAAGGCTTTGACCCACACTTAGACTTGGCTCTACACGCTGGTGTTATCACTCAAGATGACATCGACAAGCATAATTCTGGAGAGCGTTCACTTAAAGCCCTCCGTAAGAATTACAAGGTGGTTAACTATAGTGCTACATACGGTGTAGGGGCGCCTAAGCTGGCCCGTGAGACAGGTATGACCAAGGGTGAGGCTAAGACGCTACTGGAGGCGTTCTGGTCTCGTAACTGGGCTATTGAGCGGGTGGCAAAGAACCTACGGGTTCGTGAGCTATTTGGGGGTATGTGGCTTAAGAACCCAGTTTCAGGCTTCTGGTATAGTTTACGCAGTGACAAGGATCGTTTCAGTACACTCAATCAAAGTACGGGAGTGTTCTGTTTTGACACTTGGGTGTCGCTATGCAGGGCTGAGGGAATTAAATCTATTGGGCAGTTTCACGATGAGATTATTGCTCTTGTTAAGGAGGGAGAAGAGGGTGATGTAGAAAAGATCATGCACAGTGCAGCAGTTAAACTAAATGACAAAGTAAAACTAAATGTACCACTAGGTACTGATGTACAGTTTGGCAAGACCTACGCAGACATACACTAAATAAATAATATTTTTGGTTGTGGAAATGCGAAATGGGTCTATATAATATAGTACGGACACCCGAATGAGAGGAAATTCAAATGGGAAAGACAGTAGTAGTAGAGTGTGAAATTGAGTGGGCCAAATTCCGTGAGGAAGATCGTGACATGGGGCCAAACGATGGTTCTGACTTTGCAGCAAATATTCAAGCAAAGCAGGGGCAATATGTGGCTCACCTGATGCTTACCGAGGAGACTAAGCAAAAGATGATTGCTGATGGTGTTCCAAACAAGAGCTTACAAGCTCAACTGTTCAAGACAGACAAAGAGGGTCGGATGTACTACAAAGCAACCCGACCCCATTTTAACCCCAAGTTTAAGAATTTAGAGACTGGGGAGCAAGGGGTGGTTGTTGGCCCACCTGCACTGTTCAAGAAGGTTGGGGAGGATCATGTACCTTGGGACTGGGAAACCGATGGCCTTATTGGCAATGGCTCAAAGGTTATCGCAAAGCTAGATGTTTGGGAGGGCAAGATTACACAACTTGAGAAGGTATCTGTTGTTGAACATGTGGTCTATGAAGGTAAAGCAGATGATCGGAGTGTTTTTTAATGGAACTCACAATGACTGTTAAAAACGATAAGGAGGAAGACGGTTTTACTGGCAGTGTAACTATGGTCAGAAGTGACATAGACGATCTGTACAGCTTAGGCCGAGCATATGGCGACTTCACTAGGGCTATCGGTTTTCCTTATGTAGAAGATGT